GCAGCGGCCAGTGCCTGTGCGAATGCAGCCCATGACAGCGGGCAATCCGGTACACCGTATCGGTTGCCTGCCACGTATGCGGGGTGCGGGTTCAGATGCAGTTTTCGTACACCAGTGGTTGTAGCTTTCACATCTTTGTTCAGCTTGTTGGCTGGGTCTACCTGTCTGGTGAAGACCTCGTAATTGCAAAACCCAATGATGTCGGCCCATTCGGATGCAATGGCTGTTGCGCGCTTGTTGAGCTTTAAGCTGAATGCATCGTAGTCATCCGAAAGGCTTGGATTTTTGACCTTGGTGACCTGCTCATGTGCGATGCAAATCACGGTCATACCCTTTTCATTGCGCAGCGCATCCAATCCGGTAAAAAACTGTTTCCAAAGATCATCAGCAAAGATGTAGCCTTTGCCAAAGCCAATTTTTTCAATGTTGTCCACATTGTTGTCGGCACAAACCTTGGCCAGTACAAGAGGCTCCAGCCAATCCAGTGAATCCACAAACACCGTCTGGAATTCGTGCACCTCTGTGTATAGCGTGGCGATGGCCTGCATAACATCAGCGAATGTCTGGGCCTTGGGAAAGGCTGGAACGTCAATGTTGTCCAAGCCTTCCTCTGTGAGGATGCCGATGGCATTGGGTGACGTTGCCGCAAAAGTGGATTTGCCCACTTTTGGGGGGCCGTAGATCACGATCTTTGGGGCGCGCAGGCGCTTGCCGCGTGTGATTGAGTTGAGGTCAAAGGCCACTTGCATTCTCCGGTGTGATGATCCGTGAAGGCTCGACGTTGTGCTCGGGCGCCGTGTCTTCGATGGTTTCGTAACGCTTGGCGTTCTTGAGCACTGACTCAATCAACACGCCTACCATGGCATGAGCCTGACTGGATTTGTCAAAGGCATCGCCAAAGTCGGCAGACACTTGAATCGTGCCGTCTTCTGGTTTGTCTTCGATGGTGATGGATGCTTTGCTCATATCGCAATTACCTTGATGTCAATGGCCGTTTTGGCCGGGGTTACGGTGATGGGAAGGAGCTTGTAAAGCTCGGGCTCGTTTTCCTGAAGCCACTTCACGCCCTTCTCATCAAGTTCTTTTTTCGTCTTGACGGGATGAAGGACTGGAGCAATCTGTCCTTTGATGGATTCCCACTTTTCCCAGTCCATCTTGCGAGTGACCTTTCCAGTGGTGGTGATCTTGAAGTTGCCGACCTTTTTGGTCTGGCTCCCTTCGTCTTTCTTGCCGATCAACTCGACAAGTTGAGACTCGATCTTGACTCGTTTTTTGTTGGCGGCTGCTTCTTCGCCTTTGGCGCGCAGCCAATCGGTAGCCAGGGATTCAATATCAGGCATTGGATTCCTCCAAACGGTGGATGCGGTCATTGAGCATGTCGGCGTGGGCCGTGTACTGGGCCACTTTGACTGCGTGATCTTCGGCAGCCGCGCGGGCCGCCATGAGTTCTAAACGTGCTTCGTGGAGAAGCCGCTTTTTCACTTCCCCAGGTTCGGGGAGGCGCCAAATCTTTCGCAAAAAATCCATTTCTCTGTCCTTGTGTCTATCGGTTCTTGTGTCTATCGGTTTTGGTATGTGTGAATTAAGAAAAACTCAACACAAGGACGAATGATACAGAGGGATAAGAAAAACTCAACTAAATAAATAAAAAAATGCGACTGTTGTTTATTGGCAACAATCGCGGTTTCCTTAATTCAGTATGCGGCGAATTACTACCTCTGTCACCTTGCCGATGATCTTTGCGCCGTCTGCCAGGTGGCTGGCAGCTGGTTCGGTCTTCCCGGCCTCCCACAGATTCACCGCGCTAGGCGTCAACTCCAGCCTTTTTGCTACGTCACGCTGAGTAATGGGCGGCGTGATGGCCATGCGTGCTGACTTTAAGCGCTGGGAGAGTTGAGATTTCATTTGGGTTCATCGGTGAATCTGTCAATCGGTTTTGAACAGATGATGGTGCCAAATTAAGAAAACAATAACACGCGCCATGAAGTTAAGATAGAATTTTGCTGATTATTCCTCAGTCATATTTATCAAAGTGAGAAAAACTCAATCTAAACTTCCTATAGGGTACACCGTGGTTGGTGTGATCGCTATGGCTGGTGGCGCGGGTGTTGTCGGCAGGCATTGCGGCGTGGCCACGCAGACCGTGAACAAGTGGCGGTATATCCCAGGCTGGCACGCGCGACAGGTGGCCATTCTGGCGGGTCTGCCGTTGGCTGTGGTTCGCCCAGACATGGTGGCACATCATGAGTAGAAAAAAATCAAAGTATCGGCCTCGTCAAGTTCTGACAGACCCATTGGCCTGGGTGCTCAATGGGTTGACGCCGTTAACCACGGCAAAAGATGAATACATCAAGTTGTGCACCAAGAACCACGGCGCTATGACAGCAATGGCGCAGGGCACTGGCTCGCGGGGTGATGTTGATGTGTTGATTGAAGCCTTGAATATGACTGAGGCTTTGTACCTGGTTAGAGAGCGACTTGGTTCTGACTGGAAAGATGAAATTAAGGCGGCCCAAGACGCACTGCTATCAATGGCCCGCCGTGGGGTTGCGCGCGGTAATCGGTTTTTATTCACCGGGCTTGAGTTGCAGGCCGTCAATCTTGGTCTTGAAGTACATGACGCTCAACTATCGGCATGCTCAATTGGTCAGTTGGAGGAAGCGTTAAGGCTGGTGATCAAGATGCAGGCCACAGGTAAGGCGCGCCTGATATTCCCCAAGGAGATGGCGACATGCTGACTTTCTTTGTGCTCGGCATCTTTGTGGGTGTTGTGCTTTCCCATATTTGTTTTGTGCGTGATCTGTTTGAAGAATCTGGTTGTACGCATGACTGTAACCAAGGTCGTAGTTGCACATGCCAGAAAAAATGAACCAAAAAGAAGAATCCGCTTACGCGCAGCATGCTTGGAAATTTCTTGAGCGTGGCATCAGTGTTATCCCAATTGCGCCAGGCACAAAAAAACCAGGGCAGTGGTCAGAGGAACAAGGCTGGCGCGGGATGTCGGACTGGACGCGCTTCTCTGAGCGGTTGCCAACAGAGATCGAGGTAAAGCACTGGTGTAAGTGGCCAGGGGCGCAAATTGGTGTGGTGCTTGGCAAGGTGTCAAACCTTGTGGGGCTGGACAAGGACTATGACTTGTCAAAAGATGGTGAAGATGCGCTGTCTGCCATCATCCCTTACACCCCAATTGCCAAGAAGGGACAGAAGGGTTGGACAAAGTTTTACAGGTACAACGGCGAAAAGTCATGTTCGTTTGACGTGAACGGCGCCCGTGTGCTGGATTTGCTGTCAGATGGAAGACAGACAGTTGTACCTCCTTCTATTCATCCAAGTGGGTGCTCCTATGTGTGGATAACTGAGGAAAGCCTTGACACCATCCTGTCAACGAATGAGCTTTCCCAGTTGCCCGATGATTTCAAGGACCAGGTGGCCCGTGTTCTCAAGCCATATCAAACTGAAGCGGATCTCAAGCATCAGACAAAAACGTTTGTCGCTCCTAAAGATGATGGTGGGCAGATCAGCACCGAGCTTTCAATCCAGGCTGAATACTTCAAGAATCTGAACCGGGTTGCTTTGCTGAACCTGCAGGCCTGGGTTGAAAAATTGGTTCCCACAGCCAGGCCGTACAGTGACGGGTATCGATGCATTGCCACATGGCGCGGTGTCAAGAATCCGAATGTTGGCATCAACCCAGCAGGTATCCGCGACTGGGGCGGCGGGTACGGCATGACTCCATTGGATCTTGTGATGTACGCCAACAGTTTGCCGTTTCAAAAAGCGGCCGAGGTGTTGCGCGAGTGTCTGCCTGTGGCCGTACAAGATCCCATCAATATGACGGTTGGCGGGGTTTCGATGGGTAGCGCTGCACCTCCATTGGTGCTGCCTTGGTTAAAGCCTTCCGCAGCTCCAGTGGTGCCCGTGATGCTGCCGCCACAAACGAGTGTGTCACCGGCCCCAGCCTTGCCTGCATTTTTGAACAATCCACCGGGCATCTTGGGCGATATTGCCAGATGGATCACGGCCACGGCCCCTAAGAGTCAGCCAGAATTGTCGGTTGCGGCCGCCATCAGTTTGTGTTCGGTAGTCATGGGCCGAACGTACCGCACAACCATGGGGAATTATTCAAGTCTGTACCTTGTGATGGTGGCCAAGTCGGGGGAGGGCAAGGAACACCCCCAGTCGTGCGTGGAAAAAGTGTTAGTGGAGTCTGGTCTTGCGTCGTTATACGCTGGGTCGGGGTACACGTCTGCAGGTGCGGTGCACTCTGCTTTACTCAAGTCACCAGCCCACATTGTTGCCATTGACGAAATCGGTAAGCTCTTGAAACTGTCGCGCAAGAATGGGCAGGCCAATTCCGAAGCCGCACTTGATAAGCTGGTCGAAGCCTTTGGTCGATGTGATGGCGTGATGCACCCTCCTGTTTATTCGAGCATGACGTTATCCAAAGGTCAGGCCGCGAACACGGATCGTGTGGTTTACAACCCGGCCATCACGATGCTTGGCGCCACCACGCCAGGGACGTTTTACGAAAATTTGACCAAGGATTTGGTGAAAGATGGTTTTCTTGGCCGGTGCGTTGTTGTGGAGTCCAAGCAGCCGCGACAGTTAACGCAGTTGGTGCCACGCACAACGCCGCCAAAGCGCATCATTGACTGGTGCAAGGCTGTGCATGTCAGTGGTGCAGTTCAAGGCGATCTGGCCGGTTTGCTATCGTCTGAACAGCCGCCGCATTTAATTGAGATGACCCTTGATGATGCATGCATGGCCGAATACTCCAAGTATGACGCCAGCCTGATGGAGGCCAAGGACAATGCAGAGGGGCAGGGGATGGATATGCTCCTGGTGCGAACCTTGGAGAAGTCTTTGCGACTGGCCCTCGTTGTGGCATTGGCGCGCGACATCCACGCGCGCAACGTCACAGTGGAGGATTTCAGGTGGGCCTATCAGTACGTGTCGTTTTACGACATGGCCATGGTTCGGGCGGTCATCGAGGAATCAACAGAGAATGAGCACCAAGCCAATGTAAAAAAGGTGTTGGATCTTCTCAATCGCTCCAAGACTTTGGCGCGAACGGAGCGCAATAAGAACTGGGTCAAGGTTTTGAAGTTTGGGGCTATGCCTCACTCAATGTTGCTCAAGTACATGCACATGGAGAAGCGGCGGCTGGATGCCGTTATCGAAACCATGGTGGAGTCTGGTCTTATTGCCAAGCATGAGGCAGGCATCTCAATCAATACCTACGGTTTTGCCGGTGTTGTCTACTGCCTGGATTCATCAGGCGATGTGTGAGATTCAAGTGCATGAACGATGGGCCGAAGCAGCATGCATAAACCATCGTTTTGCGGAGTCAATGACAGCATCTGATAAAAAAAGCCAAGGGCCGATGCTGCGTTTTGTAAGGTTTCAGAGTCTGATTCGCCAATAAGTGGGTTTGTTTTCATGCTGTAAATATATACAGCTTATTTTGTAGTGTCCACTTACTCGGGTATGTGTGACAAATTCACTTTTCGCGGTCGCTTAACGCCCTTGGGGTATGGCTTTTTGTTCTTTGCACCAGGCGGGCGGCCAGGGCGCTTTTTTCCAGGTAATACAGCCTTTGACCCTTTCGGAATGACAAAGGCATACTCTCGCCCGATCAACCACGATTTGTTGTGTTTGATCGACGGGAAGATCAGTTCTTTCCGACAAAACTCCGAGATTTGCGCCCTGCTTAATCCTTCCCGTTTGGCGACATCAAAAGTGGTCAGATAAATGGATCGAATCATTTTTTGAAAGTAGGGCATGGCGCCCAGTGGGTGATCCAAACTTGTTGTGCGTATCCAGTACGCCATACTGGGCCACGCCGTAGTCGCGGTTGATAAGCTGAACCTTACTGCCCCGCGGTGTGTCGGCATTGATGGGTATCCAGTGATAACCCTTGTCG